TTTCTAGCTAATGAACCAAAGATCCCTGATGATATTATATTCAGGGCTAGTCAGATGTTCAATAACAAGCTAGGAAAATTCAACTTCAAGAGAAGGGGAGGAGCTAGGCTACCTTCCATGTCTCAAGTGGGTAAACCATTTTGTCAGTTACACGCTGAGAAACTGGGATGGGAAAAACTACCAGAGGTAAACTCGTTTAAGATTAAGATGCTCTACGGAGATATGACTGAAGTAATAGCAGTTGCATTGCTACTTGCAGCAGGTATTGAAATCGTAGATCTAAACAAAAGAGTATTACTCAATACTGAAGCAGGGGATATCAGTGGGGAGCTTGATCTAATCATTCGTGATGGTAACTCATACTCTCTCTGGGATATCAAGAGTGCATCTAAGTTTGCTTTTGAAAAGAAGTTTGAGTCATACCAAGCGTTGAAAGACAATGATGACTTTGGGTATCTGGAACAACTATATGGATACACCAAAGCAGAACGTACAGAAACGCCAGACATAAAGGCAGGTGGATGGATAGCCATCAACAAAGAGTCAGGAGAAATGAAGGTAGTTCCTGCTGATCCTGATGATGAAGATCAGTACACCACTAAGATAAACAATACAATAACTAAGTACCTTGAGGCTGATGAAACTAACTTTGAAAGATGCTTTGAGGATGAACCCGAAACCTTTTACAGGAAGCTAACAGGTAATAGAAAGCTACACAAGACTTGCACATACTGTAGTTTTAGATATACCTGTTGGCCTAATCTAGTTTATGCGAAAAACCCAAGGTCGAAATCGGCAACAGCGTACAACTACTACACGGTCTTCAAGGATTAAAGTTTCTTCTGCGAAGGCAAAGGGAAGAAGACTTCAACAGTGGGTACGTGACTATCTACATTCTAATCTAAAAGGTATAGAGAAGGATGATGTTACCTCTACTCCTGGTGGAGTTAATGGACCTGACATAGGGCTAAGTCCACTAGCAAGGAAGTTATTTCCTTGGACAGTTGAGTGTAAATCTAGATCTTCTTTCTCTGTATACGAGGCATTGGAACAGGCTGAAAGAAACCTAATTAAGAATACTAAACCTGTTGCTATACTAAAAGGTGATAGGAAACAACCTTTAGCATTATTGTATGCTGAAGATTTATTGGAGATACTAACGTGTTCGATGACAAAAAACAAAAAGTAATACATCAAGTTACAGTACCAGATAATACATTTGCTATCTTCTGTAACTACGATGAAGACAGTAAAACTATTAGTTTATATGTAGGAGACTTTACATCTGATGAGTTAGCAGGTGGTCCTGCCCATGAGATGTTATTGGAGATTGGTGATAGTATTACTATGATGCTTGAAGCTACTATACAGAATGCAGTTTCTAATAGCGTTGGTGATGGTAAGGTAGAACTGAAGCCAGTTGAGAAAGTAAAAAATATAGACGGTAATATAATTTATGCAAACTTTTCAAAGAGGTTACACTAATGACAGTTGATATGGTAAATCATCCACCTCATTATAATCAAGACAACATAGAATGTATTGATGCAATCGAGGCAGCAACAGGTAAATATTTTAGATACTATCTACAAGGTAATGTAATGAAATATCTTTGGAGGTTTGACTATAAAGGTGAACCAATAAAAGATTTAAAAAAAGCACAATGGTATCTTGAAAGACTAATAAAAGAAGTTACTCTTGAAGAGTATGAAAAGTACGGAGATACTTCCAGTGATAGTATTTGTTAGAATAACTGCTGATGTAGATAAGGATGCTTCATGGCTACCTGCTGATGGAGTAACAGGATTAGAGTCTGAGTTAAAAGACTTAATTTCTAATGCAATAAAAGATTGTTTAGACGGTATAGATATTACTAGAATAAAGGTTATAATAGATGACATTTAAATCCAACATGAACCCAATGTTTCGTTCAAAGTTTTCAGAAGATATATTTAATTTAAAGTATGCTCATACAGGTTGTGATACATGGGAGCAGTTGGCTAGAGTGTTAGTCGAAGATGTATGTGGTAATCTACGTCCTGATGAAGAACCTTTAATGAAGAAGGAAGAACGTAGAGAACTACAGAGATATATTAAAGATCTAAAGTTTGTACCAGGTGGTAGGTATCTTTACTATGCAGGTAGAGAGAGAAGATTTTATAACAACTGCTTCTTACTAAAAGCAGAAGAAGACACAAGAGAAGATTGGGCTAACCTCAGTTGGAAGTCTGAATCATGCTTGATGACAGGAGGAGGTATAGGAGTAGATTACTCTGTATATAGAGAGTCAGGTAGAACTCTAGGAGGATCAGGTGGTCTATCCTCTGGACCGATTCCAAAGATGCAAATGATTAATAGTATAGGTGCTAACGTAATGCAGGGTGGATCACGTAGATCTGCCATGTATGCTTCGTTACATTGGAAGCACAATGATATTCCCAGCTTTCTTACAGCAAAAGATTGGGATAAGATGCCTGTAGGTGATACTGGATACACTCTTAAACAGATCAAGGAGCAAGACTTTAACTTTCGCGCACCTCTAGATATGACTAACATCAGCGTAAACTATGACACCGAATGGTTATTAAATTACTGGAAGACAGGAGATGTTGGTGAGGTATTTAAGAGTAATGTAAAGCAAGCACTTCGATCAGCAGAGCCTGGTTTCAGTTTCAACTTTATGGAGAATGAGGATGAAACACTACGAAATGCTTGCACTGAAGTATGCAGTGCTGACGATAGTGATGTTTGCAATTTGGGGAGTATCAATCTTGGGCGTATTGATTCTATAACTGAACTTGCAAGGATTGTAGAACTAGGAACTAAGTTTTTAATCTGTGGTACTTTACGTGCAGAACTACCATATGAACAAGTATATAAAACTAGAGAGAAGAATAGACGATTAGGTTTAGGACTAATGGGTATGCACGAATGGTTAGTAAAACGTGGAGAGAAGTATGAAGTTACCCCAACATTACATAGATGGCTATCGGTATATAAAGGGGTTAGTGACGACACAAGTAAGAAATTTTCTAGTGAGTTATCTATATCCCAACCAGTTGCGAACAGGGCTATCGCTCCTACTGGTAGTATTTCTATACTCGCTGGTAGCTCCAGTGGGATAGAGCCAATATTTGCAGTGGCATACAAGCGTAGGTATTTACGTGGTGGTACTCGCTGGAAGTATCAGTATGTTATAGACTCTGCTGCACAAGAGTTGATAGATATGTATGGTGCTGATCCTGAGAAGATAGAGTCTGCATTAGATCTAGCAGATGATTACGAGAGAAGGATTAAGTTCCAAGCTGATGTCCAAGACTATGTAGACATGAGTATTAGTTCAACTATTAACTTACCAGCATGGGGATCTAAGTTTAATAACGAAGATACAGTTGATGACTTTACTAATACTTT